AATCTTCATAATTTATTTCAGCTTCTAAGTGCTCTTTAGTCAGTTCAGTTGTAGGGAACTTATTTAAATGTGTATTATTCCAATAAAGCTGTGGAACTGTTCTGTGACCCTTTTCTTTTAAGAAATCTTTTGCAAACAAGTCATGGCTTACATTAATTTCTCTAAAGTCATATCCCCATTGTACGAGTTTCTTTTTCATTTCGTAACAATAATAACAATCTTCTTGAGTGTATAGTGTTAGTTTAATTGAATTGAACATCTGACATTACCTCCGTTAAACATGCTACCACATTAAGTTCATGGTCAGCTACAAATGCATTTTTATATTGATAGTCTCCTAAGATTAAGACAAGTTGTGGAATCGATTGTGGTGCAACCTTTTCACCCATTCTATCGTACATGGCTCTAAAAATTGCTGTTGCATCTGTATCTATATTGTTTACTACCCAAGAACGCATCTTTTTGAAATCTTTATTTTTCAAATAAGTGAAAAGTTCATCATAGTTTTTGTCACTAGTTACATTGATGATACCGCTATCGATATTACCATTAACAGAATATCTTTGTAATTCATTAAGAACTCTACGCCAATCGGGTGCAAACTTCATAAGTAAATCCGCAATGGCAGGCCTTGAATGACTAACACCTTCATCTTCAAGTATTTTACAAATACGATTTAAGAACTCACCACATAATGGTGCCATATCTTTTTTGCTGGTGTTAAATTCATATACACCACATCTTGAATGTAAAGGTTCAATTATTCTATTTTTGAAATTGCATGTTAATATAAATCTGCAATTGTTTGAAAATTCTTCGATAAAACCACGAAGTGCAGGTTGTGTTGATTGTGGATTGAGATAATCCGCTTCATCAAGTATTACAACCTTATAGTCACCGGATAAAGAAACCGATGAGGCAAATTGTTTTATCTTGGTTCTGAGAGTATCAATGTTACCTTCTTCAGAACCATTAATCAAAATATAATCACAATTAAGTGAATTACATAATGCTTTAGCTACTGTAGTCTTACCGAGGCCGGCAGTACCAGTAAACAACATATTAGGTAGTTCACCACCTTCAATTATTTTTTGAAAAGTTTCTTTTAGTTTTTTAGGGAGTATAGTATCATCTATAGTTTTAGGACGATACTTTTCAACCCATAAGTATTCATTAGACATTTTACGCATTTCTCCATAACAAATAAAATAAATTCAATCAAGCGTAAATTACTTTTTATCTTTATCTTCTTTAGCAGGTTCAGCCGCTGGAGCTTCCATTGCTTTTTCTTGTTGAATAGTTTCACAAAGTTGAACTATCTGTATGCACTGATCTCTTAGTCCACCAATAGTAGATAACTCTTCACCTTTGAATCCACCGCGTTGTGTTACCGCATCGATAACTGCAATGGTACTTCTTGACGCTTTATTAGAAAGGTCGAATAATTGGTCGTTATTGCTTGTCATAATTAAACTCCATAAGTTGACGATTTTTCAAGTGCAATCCAATACTTTACACTTAATTCTTTATGTGAAAATTGTGTTATTAATTTTGATGATATTTCAACATCATAATCACCGGGTAAAATTTTCAAGTTAGATATATCTATAATAAAATTAAATACAGCATCTGCTTTAAATTCACCATCAATATCTATTGAAAATGCATTTGATGTTGAGTTTTGATTTTCAACAATCGATAAACTTAATACACCTTCATTGGCCTTAATCAATAATTCTTTATGACCTAGAGTTGATGCAGCTTTCTTGAGTTTATTGAGTGTATTATTATCTAATGTGAACTTAACATCAGGTTCTGGCATTGAAACATCTTTAGTCGGTGCCGTTAATGTTTCTTCGGCAGAATAAAAATACTTTACACTTGACCTACCTGACTCATCAGATATCATAACAAAGTCATCGTTAAAGTGTAAGCTTGGATTATTAACTAAACCAGTTACACCAATAAATTCATTTAAATCGTATATGCCAAAGTCTTTAACAAACTTTTCAGGTATTTCAGCTTTAGCCACGACATTACGTGCTTCACTGATGGTTTTAATCGGACTATCCGCTTTAATCAAGATGTTTTGATTAATTGACGAAAAGTTTCTAAGGATGTCCAAAGTGGAATCGCTTAATTGCATTATATACTCCTTCTTAATTTTAGTTTAATTATACCACAGTTTTTACGAAAAGTAAACATTTAAATTTTCATTTTAGAGAAATTTCTATCTTTTACAAATTCAATCTTGGATTCAAACTTACCATCAAGTATATCGCCCTTATGTGATATAATAAATGTGTTAGTGTCTTCACCAAGAGTATTTAAGATCTTTAATAAATTTTCAACACCATCGTGATCCAGTGATGAGTCAAAGGTTTCATCTAATAATAATAAGTTAGTTGCAACCGAGTTTTTCATCTTTGCTATTTGACGCCATGTAAATAACAACGATAAATCTATTCTTTGTTTTTCACCTTCACTAAATGATTCATATGTAAAATCATCACGGTATCTTGACCTGATGGTTTCTTGAAAGCTTTCATCTAAATCAAATGAAACAAAGAAATCAAGTACCTGCAAATGTTGATTAACGAGTTTATTTATTGCAGGCAAATATTGTTTTATTATTTTAGTTTTAATACCAGTATCTCTTAGCATTTCTGCTATGACACCATTATAATTAAATTGTTCTGTAACTTTTAATTTTTCTTCAAGTAAGTCTTCTTTTTGTGTTGAAAGATTTTCAAGTTCTTTTCGTGCTGTAGTCAAATCAGAAGACACTTCTTCTTCGAGGTATGACTTTAAATCTTTATTGCTTTGATTGAGTGATGCTATTTCTCTATTATTAGAATTGATTATATTTGTTTTTTCATTAACTTGTTCAATAACTTTTTGTAACGATTGCATTTCTTGTTCAATGACTTTAAAATCACTTTCAATCATGTTGAGAGTTGATTCAATTTTGTAAGCTTGGTTTTTAGTTTCATAAACAAGTTTATCTTTATTTTGTATAGGTTGTTCACAAGTTGGACATTCATCATTTTTTTCTAAAAACAAACCTCTTTTGGCAACTGACTTTAATTCTTGTTTTTGTTCCGCTCTAAGAGCTATAGCATTATTTTTTCTTTCTTGCAATCCCGTTAAATCTAAATCATCTTTATTTTCAAGCTCACTACTTAATTCATTATTTTGTTCTTGTAATTTTTGTATTTTTTCTTCTGCAGTTTTAATTTGCTTTTCATATTTCTTTTTATTCTCTGTGGTTAATGCTGCAATATCACGAATATATTTTGATTGTTGTTCTATTTTGTTTTTTGTTAAATCAATGGTATGATTGATAGTTGACATTCTATCTTTTAATACACTATTCTTTTCTTTTAGTATTACATTCATTTTAGAAAAGATATTGATGTCCAGAAGATCCTCGATAACATCCCTACGATGTCCAGCATTGAGTTGCATAAAAGGTATGAAGGAGGAAGAACCTAATACAACAACCTGATGGAAACTCTTATGGTTGAGTTTCAGAATGTTTTGCTCGAGTATCTTCTGGTATTCCATCGCATGTGATGATTGATTAATCATCTTGCCGTCTTTCCATATTTCAAACACATTTGGTTTGATGCCTCTAATTATTTTAAAATTAGAAGTTCCTACAGAAAATTCTACTTCCACTAAAGCGTGCTTTTGATTTATTGAATTAACGAGTTGTGCTTTACTAATCTTACGATGTGGTTTACCAAATAAACTAAAAGATAGTGCATCAAGCATTGTAGATTTACCGGCACCATTATGACCTACCACTAATGTTGATCTACTTTTTCTTAAATCTACTTCTGTAAATGTATTGCCTGATGATAGAAAGTTTTTATAACGAATATTTTTAAATACAATCATGCTATTTCAAGGGCCTGTGCTTCTGTCATTAGTTGTCTCATTTCAACTTTTATTTTATTTTTATCTAAGTCTGTATCAACAGCATCGATGTATGTATCAACTATTTCTGCTGTATCTTCAAAACTCATGTTTTCATCTTCAACATTAGCACCGATAAATTCATTAAAGTTTTCTGCAATCTTTAATTCATAAATCTTTTGGTTTTGTATGTTATCAATAAATCTATCAAATATAAAAGGATCGGTTTTATTTACTACCACAACTTTTACAAATTTATTAGTTAAATCTTTATTATAGTTATTATAATCTATTTGTTCATCATTGTACAGGATTTTTTCAAATAAAGTGTGTGGATTTCTTATCTTTGTCATTTCTCTTGTTTCAGTATCAAGTATATGAAAATACTTAGGATCGTGTGCATCCGACCAAAAGAACTCCATTTGTGAACCGAGATACCAAATATTGTCTTTCTTTGATGAGCAGTGATAGTGACCACTTAATACCATTTCAAATCTAGAAAAAAGCTTAGGATCCATACCGTGTTTATTAGTTAAACCTCTCATAACTTCAAAACCATTTAATTCTAAATGTGAACCAATCCAATCTGCTTTACAATCTCTTATAAAGTTCATGCACAAATCATAGTTATCCTGACATATCCAAGGAACTAACCCCATCTTCAATGAATCGTATTGCATTACTTTAGGTTCAGTTACAATGTGAACTTCATTCATGTAATGACCTAAACATTCTTTCAATGAATTAAGCTCATTAGTATTTTTATAATAAACATCATGATTGCCTAATATAATATCCATAGACATACCGCGTTTACGCAGTTGATCTAAAAATACTCTACGGTTTTGGTTCAATGCTTTAAAGTTAATGAACTTACGATGATCGTAGTAATCACCAAGATGAACTATCTGTTTGATACCATGCTTTTCACATTCCGGAAAGAAAACATTATTATAAAACTCTTCCGAGTTATTTAAAAATATTTCTGATGAATTACGTATTCCACAATGTGTATCATTTAGTATCGCTATCTTCATTGCATGAACTCACTTAAATCAGAATCAGCTATTTTAGCTTTTCTTTTCTTTCTTTCTTTTTTAACTATTTCTTTTATTTCCATATCTGTAGTACGTACTCTTTGTATTCTATCTTTTAGTGTATCTACAAAATGTGCTGCAACATCTCCACCTACTGCTTCATCACCTAAGTCAACAAAGTTTTCAATACCGGACTTTGTTAAGTACTTCATCTTAATTTCTTGTTGTTTCTTTTCTTTTGTAATTCTTCTTAAAAAAGCAAACCATGTTATTTGTGTAAAGTATGCGAATGCATTTGGTTTGCCTGTTCTTGTTGCAGCTTCTAAATTATAATTAGATATTGCTTTCAAACAGTTTTCCACCGCGTCCATAACCATTTCTTCTCGGTATGTGTATCGTATAAAGTTTGCTTTGTGCGATAAGCCTTCGGCTATTCTTAAGAAACATTGTGCTATGTAGTCAGGTACTTTAGGTAATGCTATTTCTTCTTTTCTACATTCTTCTAATTTTCCAACGTAGTCAACAACAGCTTGTGAAAACTCAGCATTGTTAACATAATGGATGCTTTTTTTCCGTGCCATACGTAATCCTTTATTTTATAGTATTATTCTACCATACTTTTACATAAAAGTACATGGTTATTTTTTCATTTAAGAAGCGAAAAAAACGGTGTACAAACGGCAAAAAATATGGTAGAATAAGATAGTATATCTGTGGAGGAGGGGATATACCCTAGTGCACAGTATCTTTAGGTTTGAATTTTATTACATTACTAACCGCGGAATCGGTGAATGTTTCATCATCTTGTGCAAATCTTCCATATTTTTCATCTAACCAATCGTCAACTTCTTCATCGGATAGATGTTTTGTTTGTTCGTTTACTTCGTCTAAACTAGCCCAAACACCTTTTCTTTTTAAAGGTCCTTTGGCTAAATCACCTTTGATTGCTTTCAAACATGTATTATAATATTTCAGCATTGGTTTTGTAGGTTCACTGGTTACAATAACGTGTGCTGCATTTAATGAATGTAAATAATCTGGATCATCTTGAAATGACATCCACGGTCTAAGTGCAAAAAATCTTATACCGCGTGTGTAATCTTCTATACTTACTATTTTCAGTGCTTTCTTTATTATGATGTCGTCTGTTTCTGAATCGTGCCATTGTTGAACTTCACAAACGATTTCATCATTATTAGTTAACTTAAATTGTTTTACTTTGCTCATAGCTGCACCTTATAAGTTTTATGTGTAAATTTTTCTCTGCCATATATTCTAAGTCTTTCATCTGCATGTAGTATTCCATAGTTCTTTCTTGACTTCCAGCTTATATCATCTACTATATCATATAGTGTTGTGTTTTTACCGTTATCCGTTTTTCTTAAACCTCTACCTATACTTTGTAAAACTCGTATTTGTGATTTAGATGGAGAGGCAAAAACAATATTATGTAGATTCCTAATATTTATACCTGTACTAAATGTGCCGAGTGATGCAACTATAATAGCGTCTTTCTGTTTTTCAACAATCATACGTATAGCTTCTCTATCACTTGTTGCGGTATTACCAGATACAAAAAATATCTTGCGCTTTTCATCGGCGTGCATTTTTATGTTTTCATATAAAGGCTTACCGTGTTTTTCAACATAGTTATATAGAACCAGTGTGTTACCTTTTAAATCGAGCGTTAATTTTCTTATAAAATGATTTCTTCTTTGATATGTTATGATGTGTTTTATTTCATCTTGATATTTTTGCTTTCCAAAATTTTTTCTAATATTATCATCATACTGTAGAACTATTCTACGTATCATCAATTTTGCAAGTGTATCATCATCTTGTAAAGCTCTAGTGCTAGTTACGCGATGTATCTTTCCAAACAAACCTTGTAATACGAGTTCGTGTGTCAATGCGCCGTCTAACGTACCTGTAGTACCAAATCTATATTCAGCTTCAGTACACTTATTCATTATAGTAGTCAATGATTTAGATTTAAATCCATGACACTCATCACCAAATACTGCGCCAAATCTCGCAAACCAATCTTGTGGAAATCTATATATCGATTGCCACGTACTTATAATAACTCTTTTAAAAGAATTCTTATCTTTGCCTGAGTATATTCTATGGCAATACCTGTCTACATCATAACCGTAATCTTTAAAATCATTGTACATTTGTTCAACTAAAGATGTAGTAGGTACTATTATTAAAACATCTTTTTGCTTTTTATCAAATGCAGCCAATAACCATCTCATCAATACATATATGATTAATGATTTACCTGAGCCTGTAGGTGAAAGCAGTATAGCATTACGATGTTGTATACCATGACATACTGCATCAAACTGATATGCTCTTATGTCAAATGGAAGTTTAAGTGCTTCAATAAACTTCATCATAAAGTCTACGTTAATCGAATTACCTTCATTAGGATTACCGTATTCTGTTTCTTCTATTTCTAATTCATATTCTCTTGATTCTGCAAATGAAAGTATCTGAGGAAATAAACC